AAATAGTGCTGTAGTACCTGTAATAGTATTAGTCGCTAAATCAAGTGATTTATTTGTTAATGTATCTGTTGATGTTTCTGTAAGAACTGTATCGTCAATATCAAAAGTTAAAGTATTACCAACTAAAGTAGTATCAATACCAGTTCCACCTGCTAAAACACGTAATCTATTCTGGTCTATAGAACTACCGTCACCTATAGCAGTATAAATTTCATTAAAGTTATCATTTATAATAGCACCACCAATTCGGAGGTTACTACCTGTTCCGTCATTAGCTGCTGATCCTATATCTATTGATTGTTTTGCCATTTCTTCCTTAAATTACTTTACTATTTATAATCTTTTACGGTGTTGTATCATCAAAAGTTGGTCCTGTTTGAGAGAAGTTAGTTACTGTATTACTGAACTCATTACTACTATAAGTTAAGAATGAAGGAAACGCAAGAGCCATTTTAACTTTCTGTCCTTCAGGATGAGAAGACATTAAGAATACTCCACCTTGACCATCTAAACTAGTTCTTGTTCCAAATACTTTTAAATTATTTAATTGTTCAAACGTATGTCCTGTACCACCAATTGAAGTATTAAATATAGTATTTGCATACTTATTAAGTGTTCCCCATTTTGGTCCAGCATATGCGTAACCAGCTTTAACAAATTGACCACCTATTGTTGCCCTTTTTCTACTCAAATAATCTATTGTTAATCCAGGTCTTGTTAAAGTTACATCTCTTTGATTTGCTTCAAAATGTTCATTTGTATTATGGTCTAAATCAATTGCTCCTGGTTCAAGAGGTTTTGCTCTTAAAGATGTTCCATCATCTATCGTTCCTAATCTTCTACCAAATATCACCGAGAATAAAGTATTAAGAATTGCAATTAATGGTATTTCAACTTCCGTTCTACCAGAAACAGCACCAACTAATGGTAGTGTTCCTCTAACATCTAGTTGTGAAGTAATATCTACTTGACCTGTAAAATAGAATCCTGCTGTATGCATTGTCTTTTTAAATGCGTCCCGCCATACTGCAATAGAACTAGCAACTTTTAATACATAAGAAAAATCTTGATAGTATCTACTATCTTGTACTTTCATTGTTACTTCAGAAAGTTTACCATCTTCATTAATAAATTTACCATCTGTATCTGAAACTGAAACTACATTGACATTTGCTGTTGCAACATCAATTTTAGCAATAGTTCCTGACCCACCTGAATCTGCTGATAATGTTTGACCTTCTGTAAATGCACCTGTAATATTTTTAATTCTTAATACATTTGTAGAACTGTTATATGAAACAATTGTTCCTTGTCCACCTGGAACTGTACAAGATTGTCCTACTGTAAATAGACCAGTAGCACCTGTTAATACACAACTGTTATAAAATTCTAATACTGGAGGACTAGGAGCGTCTTGATATTTTTTTCCTAACTCAATTGTTTTTAATGCAACAATTCTTCCAATTTCATCACCCCACGCCTTTACACTTCCAGTTGAACCACTTGATGATGTTATAGTTACACTAGGTAAAGAAGTATATCCTGTTCCATTATAAACTAAAAATATTTTTTCAATTGATCCTGGACCTGTACTTTTTTCTTGCATAATACTATTACCAAAATATTGGTCACCTGCCATAGTACCATCTTCTAAAACTATTTGGTCCGAATCTTCAGCGGAAATACCACCATTAATAACTCTTACAAATCCAGCGGCATCCCTTCCACCTGTTCCAGTATTATCAAATACTAATTTATCACCGACTTCATAATTTATTCCTTTATTATTAATTACAACATCTGATAATCCACCTGAACCAATTTCATTAATATTAAATATAGCACCAATTCCACCTGCGATAACTTTAACTGTATCAGAAGTTTCATTTAATGCACCATCATTTGTAAGTACTTTTGTTCCTGGTATTCCTGTTATAGTTGCTTTAATATACCAATCATCTGTATCAGAAGCAGAACCTTGTAGTTGTTCTCCAATTATAAATGTGCCTTGAATAGAATCATCATTTAAAATAAATTCTGTAACTGTATCTGCACCTATTTGAAAATTGGTAACATTTTCAACAACTGCATAGGCACCACTATCTGCACCTGTAATTGTTCTTCCAACTAATTGTGCTGTATCGCCAATATCAGCAATCGCTCTTAAAACTTTTAATGTATCATATTTACCATCTGATATTTTTAATATTTGTTCTCTTGGATAAAAGGTTTGTGATTCTTCATTGAATAATATTCTAAAAAATATTTCGTGTCCTCTATTCGTTCCTTTTGAACGATAAAGTGATTTAACATTTTTTATAAGACTTCTTTTATCAACTTTGTTTGCTAATGTATCTGGTAATGTTGCAAGAAACTCATCTCTAAAATTTGATAAGAAATTACTAATTACATTATCTGGATCTCTAAAGTTAACTAGGTCAGCAATATTATTTACTGGATTTGGTTTATAATTATTTATTGTTGCATATGCATTTGAACTACCACCTACAACTATTTCACCTGTTATAAATTTACTATTAGCAGATATGAATAAACGTCCACTATCTAAATCTTCTGTTAATAAAACAGCAGTTGCACCAGAAGTTTGTCCTGTAATTGTTTCACCTCTAGTAAATTTTCCATATTCAGTACCAGAGTAAATTTCAAAAATAATTTTATCACCTACGTCAAGTGGTGTTCTTGCACTACCTAAAGCACTTGCATTTAAAACTAAATTATTTGCTTGGTCTGTTTCTGTTTCTAATAAGATACCTTCTGTAGATTTAACAGAAGTTACTGATAACTCAGCGGACTCTAGTAATTGGTAATAGACTTTAAGAAATTCAGCAAACTTTGGATGCTCACTAACTATAAATTCAGGTAGTTGACCAGAAAGTATTGTTGAAATTTTATCATTAAACTTTGCCATTTGTCATTAATAACTGGAAGTAGTTGTGTATCCCACACCTGCCTCAGCACTTCCTCCTACAAAACTATCAGCGGTAACTGTTACAGTTGAATTTGCAATATCCATTTCAACAATTTGGTCTCTAACTGGAACAACATCATTAGAACTTGGTGTTACTGTTAATTCAACTACTGTTGAAATTGTGCCTCTAATATTTGATATACTAGCAATGTTTAATGAATTAATTGTTATTGCACCTGTACCATAATCAATAGTACCTTGCGTTGAATTTAAATAAGATTTTACTCCACTATCTACATAATATAAACGAACATTACCTGCGCCGTCATCATCAAAAAAGCATTCGTTATCATTACCGTCTATTTTAAATCCTGATGAACTTAATATTCCACCTTCACTTGATAAATGTCCAGAGTGTGGATTATATAATGCATTTCTAAAATAGATACTATATTTTGAAGATGTTAAAAGTATTGGTTGGAAAGATTTTCTTATTTTAACAGTTGTTATGTTTGATAAAATACTATCATCTGAACTATCAATCAAACCTGTAACTTTTGAAAATCTAAATACTGAATCAAACTTTTGTAAAGTAGAAGCATTATACGTTGTCAACTTAGCAATAACATCTGCCTTTATAGTATCAGCAGTTTTTGCTGTTGCCTTTGCGTCATACTTAACATTGGAAATAATTAATACAGAAGTTGTTTCTGGATCTTTTATAATTGGTCTTACTGAAGCAACGTTATAAGGTTTTAATTGAGTTACTATATCTGCTTTTGATGTATCTGATAATACTGTTCCTGATTTTGCTTTAATTGAAATATTTACAACACCGTAAGTTGGAGTTTCATCATCTTCTCCACCCCAAGCACTTACTGATAATGCATTTGGATAAATTGATTTAACTATTGTTTCATAATCAGTTGCTGTAACTGCTCTATCTTGAGCACCATATTGTAAAGGTGCATTAAATTTTATTGACTCATTTGATTCTCCAATTGCACCACCTGAAGAATTTGAATCAGTTGTTATAGTTACGTTATTAAATCCACCAACATTTCCTGATAAATTAAATTTTGAAGCACCATTTGAATTTACTGTATTAGTTACAATGTATTCTAATATAATAACATTACCATCTTCTAATTTTTTACCTGTTACACCATCACCAAAATAAATTTCATACCTATTACTAGAACCTTCTTGTATAAAAAATGCTCTTGTATCACTTGATACACTATTATAACCACCCGCTACTGTAAAAACTGTTTGTGTTGTATCTGTATTACTATTTTGAACTGTAACTTTTAAAGTTGAAGTATCTGCCAAAGTACTAGGTATAACAAATTTCTGGTCTGTATCATTTGCGTCATACGTATATTTAAATGTAACCAATGTTCCTTCATAAAGAGGAACATTTTCAAATTTATAAACTCCATCTACTGGTGAAATTGTTATATCTTCATTAGTCACATATTCATAATCAACTGCTTCAACTGTAGTTGTGAAAACTGTTCCTTTTTGCATTGTAACAGACGAACCAGTTGCGTTATTAACAACAACATCAATTTGTGCTCTTGGTGCTCTAGGAGATGTAGGAGTATATCCTAACATCTTTGCTAATGAAACAATATTTTTTCTAATATCAGCACTATCCAAATACATTTCATTAGTTGACATATTAGCGATGTATGACAAGTAGTGAGTGTTGTAAGATAGAACATCTAATAAAATATTTAAACCTGAACCTTCAAAATCATAGTCTTGAAATTGCGTTTGACTTTGTAAAAAAGTTTTTAAATTATCTTTTATTTTATCAAAATCTAATTCTGATACTTCTAGTTTATGTTGACTCATCTTATCTTACCCTTTGTAAAGTAATATTAACTGATTGTGGATTTGGCACACCTATAATATCAAAATGTATATCTACATCTAATTTATTCTCATCTATATTTTGACTATTCACAGCTGCTTCATTTTCAAAATCATCTCCATTTATTGTAATACCAGTTAAATGTATTCTAGGTTCATTATTAACTAAACATTCTTCTATTTTTCTTTTTAAAAATACATTAGTAACTGGAGAGTAATTTTCAAAAAGCAATTCTCTTATACCACAACCTAATTCAGGATGGAAAGGTCTTTCATAAAAATTTGTTTGAACTAAATTTTTTACTGCTCTTTTTATTGCTATTGCGTCTTCAACAGTATTAACATCATTAGTAATTGGATGTCTACCGAAATCTAAATCTATATCTTTAAATTTCCTAGATGTCCTAGTACTAGTACTCTTAACGTGTTTTGTATAGTCGTTTAAAAATGCTTGATTATTCTGTGCCATAACTGTATATATTTATACAGTTTAACCCGCTCTTACGTTAGAAGAACCATCAATCATTGCTCCAAAATCATAAGAATCTCCAACTCTTGCGACCCCTATACCATTTGCTCTAACAGTCATTGAAGCTAAATTAACTTTACCCATATGAGCAACACAAACAAATCCTTCTTCTTCATCCGGAACGTCTATAGTATGTGGTAATGTAGGATCGTGAAGTCTAGCAACTGGTTTACCATTTGCTCTAACTGTAGATTGTGTTGCTTTAACAGGTATTGCAGGAGTACAACCGTGACCAGTTGATCCTAAATCTAAATCTCTACAAAGCTTTGGCATTACTTACGCCAATATCCAAATTAGAACTACTAATATTAAAACGTATACTGGAACTTTAGTTTCAGTTAACCATTTTTTTGCGTCTTTTAAATATTCTATCATTTTACCTCTATATTTCCTCCAGCAGACTCAATATCTGCCTTAATTTTATCTGTTTCTTCTTTAGATTGGTCTTCAGCGATAATTGAAGGACAACTTTCTACAAAATTCTTTGCTTCAAGTAGTCCCATATCTTTAAACGCTCTAATTGCTTTAATAACGCCTATTTTCTTACCTACGTCAAACCCTATTAGAGTAATTTTGAATAAAGACTCATCTTTTACTTCTTCAACTGGCGCAGGTGTACTCATTATAGCATTTAAATCTAAACCCCAAGTCTTCTCTAGTTTTTTTGCTAATTCACCCGCTTCAATAACTGTTAATTTACCCAATTGTTCTACTAACGTATCAATATTACTCATAATTTACTTTCCTATCTTATCTTTTCTACCTATAGGTAGTTTTTGCCAC